CTCAACTACAATATCAATTAGATATTAGAGTTACAGCTTTAGTTGGTTATCAAAGTACCTTAGAATTAATTGAAGAACCTGTTTTAAATGGAAAAGGAGATAATGATGATGATGTGGATTAATATTTTTATGTGGGTTACGGCTATTATTGCTATAGCTTCACTTGTAGCTGCGGTTACACCAACTCCTCAAGGAGATAAATTATTATCAAAGATTTATAAAGTTATAGATTTCTTAGCTTTAAATATTGGTAAGGCCAAGGACAAGTAATGAAGTGGTGGGGTAAATTAGTAGATAAAGTAACTGGTACTAAAAGAGTAAAGGTTAGAGCCAGAGATGAAGACGGTAAGTTTGTAGGTGATGATGAATCAACTCCAGACGTAAACGAAGCTTACACTACAAAAAGAGTAAAAGACGAAGAATGAGTACAAACGATTCCGATTTAACATCTTTAAAAGTATACGAAAGAGAATCTGCTATTAGATTTGAGTATATTGAAAAAAGACTAGATGAAGGATCTGCAAAATTCAAAAGACTAGAAGCACTTATATGGGGTATATACCCAGTAATGATCACATGTATTCTAGCTACTAGGTATATCTAATGTATGAATACAGTTGCAAGGTTGAAAAAGTTGTCGATGGAGATACCATCGATGTTGTTTTGGATCTTGGCTTTGACATCCTTTATAAGTCTCGCGTTCGTTTATATGGTATTGATACTCCCGAGTCACGTACTCGTAACCTGGATGAGAAGGCTAGAGGAAAAATGGCTGCGGCTTTCTTAAAAGAAGCAGTTGAAGATGGAGAAAAAGTAGTCATACAAACTAAACTAAAAGACTCTAAAGGGAAATTTGGTAGAGTTTTAGGTGACGTCGTAGTTGATGACGTTAATATCAACAAATTGATGATACAGTGCCATCTTGCTGTAGCCTATCACGGTCAATCAAAAGCAGACGTTGAATCTGAACACATGCGTAACAGAGACATTCTTATAGAGAAAGGTCTTCACGATCCAATAGACTAATGGACCAAGCAGTTCAATTTATTAACGAAGTTGGCTTCCCAATAGCTGCTGCGTTAGGCCTAGGATTTTTTATATGGAAACTTATAAACCGTATTATTGACGGTATGGAAACTAAGCTAGATGTTTTAGATGATAAGGTTGCAGATCAGATAGAGCAAATGGAACAAAGGCTCGGTACAAAACTAGACTCACAACATGGAATTTTAGTAGCTCTCATAGATAGAGTGCGTAGTCTAGACAACGAAATTATAAGACAAGATACACTTATAAAAACCATACTAGGTGTACCTCAGTTAATAGATAGTAATAAGATTGCAAAAGCAGACCGAGACGATCAGAGGAAAGACTAATGGCTCCCAAACGACCTGACGAAATACTACTCATAACTTCCATGATAATTGTTATGTTTGTTGTTTTATCCGTACAAGCTGACGATATGGTGCATGAATTTAAAAATCCTTCATTTAGTGGAGTTGGTACTTCCAGTCACTATCTTACTATTGAAAATCAAGAAACTAACCGTAAACAAGCTATAAAAGATGAAATAGAGGCTTTAAGGGATGAACTTGAAAGGGAAAAAACAAATACAGTAGAAGCCAGGTTTATGCGTAATTTGACCAGCCGCATATATGCTAATCTTGCAAGGCAGATAGAAGCATCTTTGTTTGGTGAAGAAACCAGTAAAAGTGGATCTATGGAACTGGATGGCAATACTATTGAATATGAAATTACAGATGAGGAAGTAAGAGTTACTATTACTGATGAAGACGGCAATGTTACAGAGGTTATTGTTCCCATTGGTGGTTTCACTTTCTAGCTGTACGCTAATGATTGATCCCCTTGCGAATAATTTACCACCATTTGAAAACGTACAAAAAGCTACTGTAGAGTCTTTATATACAGATTTATCTGAAATTGGTGAACCTGTAAGAAAACCAGTAATTGCAGTATACCCAGACGGCTTTAAAGATCAGACAGGACAGCGTAGGTCTAATTCAAAATACGCTACATTTAGTACGGCTATAACTCAAGCACCACATGCTTATCTAATACGCGCACTTAAACATTCTAACTTCTTTGATGTAGTAGAAAGAGTGTCATTGGATGCAGTTACTAAAGAAAGGCAGTTAATTAGATCTACCAGAGAAACATTCGAAGAAGAACAAAAACTTATGCCGCTTAAATTTGGGGACATGATAATGACTGGTGGAGTTTTATCTTACCAAGCAAATATCAGTTCTGGAGGTATGGGAGCTAGGAATTTAGGTATAGGTATGTCTCGTCAGTTTAGAGAAGACATACTTACTGTAAGCCTAAGAACAGTTTCAGTAAGCACTGGTAGAGTGCTTTTTGAAGTATTGGTTACTAAAACTGTACTGTCTGCATCGTTGGATAACGACGTATTTAGATTTGTATCAGACAATACAGAATTGGTAGAATTAGAAGGGGGCGCGGTTAAAAATGAGCCAACCAGTATTGCTTTGCAAATGGCTATCGAGACAGCAGTTGCAGAAACAATCAAACAGGGCTTAGAAAATAACTTTTGGAGGTTAAAAGAATGAAAAGACTTTTAATTATTATGATTATGTCTGCCCCCCTTTTTGCAGCAGACAACGAAATATTTGTTGATCAAAGTTCAGGATCATCAAATTCAAATATGGATTTAGAACAACTTGGTTCTGGCAACATAATTGGAGGTATTGATGCTGTTGCAGGTACTATGACGGCTCTTGATTTAGACGGTACTGCTATGACTCTTGACATAAACCAGATCGGAGACAGTAACAAATTCTTAGGTGACATCACCGCAGATTCATATACTGGCTTCTTTGAATTTGATGGCAACAGTAATACGTTCAACATGAATACGGATAAGACTAACACCTACGGTGCTGACTCATCTAATGTAAATGTTGATGTTACTGGTAATAGTAATACCTTTACTCTTAATCAGGCTACAGTTGCTTTAGCAAGCACTCTTGATCTTGATTGGATTATTAATGGTTCAAGTAACAGTATCACATCTGCAATAGATATAGATGGTGCTACAAACTACATGGATATTGACGGTTCAGACAATACTGTTACTTATGATGGTGATGGTTACGCAGGTGGCTACTTTTGGCTAGACCATACTGGTAGTAATAGAACTTTTAATATTCAACAACAGAGTACATTAGACAATGACTGGCTCAAGATTATTAGCACTGGTTCTACTACTAGCACCGTTTGCGTTATTCAAAACGACCAAGGTACTAGCACAAGCTGTTGATATAGGTAGTATTAGCGAACTTAAAGGCAACGCGCAAGTAGTTAGAGACAAACCTTACGGGGCTGAGTTGGCTTTTCCAATTCAGCAGATGGACAACGTCAAAACAGAAGCTGGTCGCGTCGCTATTACCTTTGAAGACAATACCATTGTTAGGGTGATGGACCATAGTAAGTTGGTAATCAACTCTTACATATACGATCCTAACCCAGCAAAAAGTGAAATGGCTTTGCGTTTTGCATCTGGAACGGCCAGGTTTGTTACAGGTAAATTTAACAATAAAAAAGCCATACGTATAAAAACGCCAAGTGCTGACGTATACGTAAGAGGTACGGACTTTACAATAACCACCACTCCTGAAACTGGCAGCTCTCTTGTCATACTTTTGCCTGATGCAAACGGCAATCCTAGTGGAGAAATAGTGGTTGAAACAGCGATGGGCCAAGTCATATTGAATCAAGCATACCAAGCGACTACTGCGATGACTTACAATCAAGCTCCGTCAAAACCTGTAATCTTAGATATATCTCTTGAGTTTATTGATAACATGTTAATAGTAAATCCTCCAGATGAACGTCAAGATTTTTCTGAGGAACAACAACAGGTTGGTACAGCGGATTATTTAGACTTTGCAGACCTAGATATAGATTTCTTAGCAGAGGATTTTTTAGATAATGAAGCAGACTTAGAATTTACAGAATTAGATATAAACTACCTTGACGTAAATTTTCTTGAAGATTTGTTAAATATTATTGACGCTCTTGCTGTTGATGATGAGGAAGATCAACTCAGTAAGCTTGCTACAGGGATTACAATAGCTGGTACAGATATAGGTCAAGATAAAGATACTCAGATTACAACAATAATTACAGGCCAAATGATTAGTATTAGAAGATCAGTAGGAGATACATTTAGACTCGATTTAGATGGATCAAGCGCTTATACGTTGGTTCTTTTTCAAAATGGCGTAGAGAATGTAGTCAAAGTAAATGGCGGTTCGTCTAATACAATTACCATCAAACAGGGTAGCTGATGAAAAAGTTGATCTTACCAATACTCTTTGCACTTTTGATAACACCACTTGCTTTGCAATTTACGCCGCTTGAAATACTAAAACTAAAAACTTTTGATACATTTGTTTCTCAACAAGAACCTACAGGTAATTTTGTAATTCTTGATATAAACGAAGAAGACATAGAAAAAGAGGGGGGTTGGCCTTTACCGCGTGAAAGATTGGCTGAGATACAAATAGAACTTTTAGAGGCTGGCAGCTTTGGACAAGCCTGGGCGTTTACGTTTCCGCAACCAGATAGAATGGGTGGAGACGAAGCGTTTGCTCAAGCTCTTAGCTACGGTCCCTCTGTATTGGCGATGTTTGAAAACGATAACGAAAGTTATCCTCCAACGGTAGGTACAGTTGTTCTGGGCGAAGATACAGGTGGGGGCTTCCAAGCCAGAGGCGTGATACAAAATATTGACATACTCAAAAACTACGCATCTCAAGGCGTAGCATCCGCACCTACAGATGTAGATGGTTTGGTAAGACAAATCCCATTACTGCTACGAACTCCTGATGGATTTGCTCCAAGCTTTGCTATAGAGATACTCAAACAACTTACAGGTCAAGACACGTACATTATAAATATGACTGATGGTGAAATACGTATACCATCACTCCCACCTATATCAGTAGATCCGTTGATGCGTAAATGGGTGAGCTACGTAGATACTCCTATTATTAATTTGAGTGATATTAGATTAGCTCAAGATAAGTATGTAATTATTGGTACAAGCGGAGGCGGAATACTACCACAAGTGCCTACGGCCAACGGTCTGATGAATCCACATCACTTACAGGCGGCTTTGGCTGAATCAATTTTATTGCCAAATTCTCCAAAAATACCCGAGTGGCACCTAGCAGCAGAGCTTTTGATATTCACCATATTTATTTTACTGGCTTGGTATTTGACTCAAAAACTAAGCATGACTGTAGGTTTGATAGGTCTATCTACAAGTTTAGTTGTAGTTGTTATTAGTGGTATATACACCATAAAAAATGGCGTTTTGATTGACGTGACTTGGACACTTATCAGTCAATTTATTGTTGGTAGCGTTTCTTACTATTTGAAGTTCAGAGAACAATATAAGTTAAGACAACAAATAAAAAAACAATTTGAACACTATCTTGATCCTAGACAAGTTAAGGCTTTGCAATCTGATCCCAGTCTGTTAAAACTAGGTGGAGAAAAGAAAAGATGTACCTTTCTATTTACTGACGTACGCGGTTTTACAGCGATGAGTGAGCATATGGATCCAGAACAAGTCACCAAAATTATGAATCAGGCTTTAACAATACAATCTGATGCAGTAAAAAAATACGAGGGTATGGTAGATAAGTATATAGGGGATGCGATGATGGCTATATTTAACGCTCCTATAGATTTAGAAAATCACGAACAAGCAGCCGTAGAATGTGCAAAAGAAATACAAAGACAATTTGCTGAATCAGATGTAGGTGTATCTATAGGTATTGGTATTAATACAGGAGAAGCAGTTATAGGAAATATGGGTAGCGATACAAGATTTGATTATAGCGCTATAGGTAGTGCTGTAAATATTGCCGCTAGGTGTGAATCTAGCTGTAAGACTGTAGGGAAAGATTTAATAATTGCAGAGGAGACTGCAAAAAATTGTAATTTTGAGCTAAAATCATTACAACCAATAGAAGTTAAGGGTATTAGTGAACCTTTAAAAATATTTACTTTGGAGGATATATGAAAGCACTACTTAAAAATTTAGTTGGATCAGTAGCACCAACCCTAGGAACAGCTTTAGGGGGACCGATGGGCGGTATGGCTGCAAACATGATTGCAGATGTATTGGGTTGTAAGAACGAACCTAAAGAAATACAAAAAGCTTTAGACAACGCCACACCTGAACAAATGCTTGAGTTAAAAAAGGCTGAAGCAGATTTTGAAATTAAAATGAAAGAACTAGAGGTAGATGTCTTTAAATTAGAAGTACAAGACACTCAAAACGCTAGACAAACTTTTTCTAAAGATTGGACTGCTAGAATTATAGGTATATTTGTAGTAGGTGGGTTTATGGGTTACATATTTTTAGTCACCATCCAACCCCCCGAACAGAACTCAGAGGCTCTAATCAATTTGGTTCTCGGATACCTAGGTGGTTTAGCTTCAGCTATTATTAGTTTTTATTTTGGAGCATCCAATACACCAGGCAAAGACGACTAAAATGAACATTTCTGAAGAAGGTATATCTTTAATAAAAAACTACGAGGGTTGTAGGTTAGAAAGCTATCAAGATTCTGTAGGCGTTTGGACAATAGGCTTTGGCCATATCAAAGATGTTAAAGAAGGCGATAAAATAAACCAAGATGAGGCAGAAAACCTTCTTAAAGAAGAAATGCCTGAATACGAAGGTTATATAAATAATATGGTCGAAGTACCACTTGATCAATGCCAGTTTGATGCCTTGGTATGTTGGGTGTATAACTTAGGACCAAATAACTTAAAAGAGTCTACTTTGCTACGTATCCTTAACGAAGGAGATTACGGCGGTGTACCAGAACAAATAAAACGCTGGAATAAAGCTGGTGGCGAGGTACTTGCAGGGCTTGTTAAAAGAAGAGAAGCAGAAGCTAAT